CCGCTTGTCTGCAATTCCAGATCGCCCGCCTCGTTGGTCACGTCGGGCGTCCACACGGTGTTGTCCTCGCGGTCGCTCCACTGCACCTTGCGCCGATTGCCGCCCGCGCCCAGCGCAAACAAAAACCGCTCGTCGGTGACCACCAGCGCCTTGTTGTCTATGGGCGCGTTGGCAATCGCCGCCGCGTCATTGGCCACGTTTAGCGACCATTCCAGCAAACGACCGTCTGCGGTCGAACAACCCACCAGATAGCCGCCCCAGTTGTCGAGGCTCCACGACGTGGCCTCTTGGAAGTTGCCCGTCTCTGGGCGTGCCACACCATAGTTGTACGACCCATAGAAGTTGCCGCCGTAACCGATATTGCGCGTCTCGGACAAGCTGCCGCTTATCAAATCTGACGGCGTGATGTCTGTCATCGTCCCCGACGCATTGACCACTTTCAGCGCGTTATGGAAGCCAGCCGCGTACCAGCGATCACCATCTTGGTCTGCCCACGCCAGCGCCGCGCGCGGCGCGGTCGAGCCTACAGTCTTGCGCGTCCGCCAGCCGCCCACGGGCCGCAACGTGTTTTCGATCCAGCGCACCAGATTTGCGTCATACCAGCGATTGCTGGCCTGAAACTCTGTGCCGTTGCGGTATATACCTGCTGGTATTTGGAGCGGCACTAGGGGCATCACATACCCCAATCGGCATAGGCTGCGAGTTGCGACAGCAAGGCAAGACCCGTTTTGCGCGCGGCGGGCATGTCGCTGCCCGCCAGCGCCTCTGCGTGATCTGCGGCGGCAGGCTTTAGGCGATCAATCGCGGAGCTTGTTTGCCATGTGTTGCAGGCGCTTAATGCGCTCAGCATCAGTAGCGCCGCCGCCAGTGTCCGCATCGTTGAGCCGTTCATGTGCGTCAATCTCCGATTTAAGGTGCTGGTTCTCGGCCACCATAGCACTATCCTTGCGACCCTTAAAGTAGGCCGTCGCAAAGGCCACGAATAGCGCGCCCAGTGCAGCCAGCCACAGCTTAACGCGCCACATCAGCGGTCACCATCAGCCCAGCGGCGCAGGCGCTCGCGCATGATCCACAGTGCGGCCAACACGACCACGCCCGCAAAAACCAGCGCGACGATCTGGGCCGTGCCATCCAGCGCGCCGATTGCCGCGACACCTGCGCCAGCGCCCGATACGATCTGCACGGCGGATGCCTGCACGGTGGTGGACTGCGCTGCGCTGGTGCGTTCTTCGGGTGCCTTGGCCTTGGTTTCCCACTCGCCTACAGGGTATGCCTTACGGTTTAGTTCAAAGTGCGGGCCATCTTTGAATGACTTCCAATCGCCGCCCCAGTCGAGTTCGATACCCAAATCAGCGGCAGCCTTTTTTACTGCGGGGCCAAGCTGGTTGTACAGTGGCCAGTCGAAGGCGGGCTTTCCATTGGGGCCGATAGGCAGAAGGTCAACTGCGTGGCCCGTGATGTGGCGGCTATTCATGGTCTTAGATGCGCCGCTGGCCACAAGCTGCTTCTGGCGCTCAACCGTGCGTAGACCTTCGATGACGACGAAGTCTAACAGGCTATCTTGCAGTGCCTTATCCAGAACGAGACGTAGATCAGGGTGGATACCCTGCATGTTCTTCAGGCTGCGTGATCCGAATGTGCGTGTCATTTTCCCACCTTTGCTATCAATGCCTTAATATCGTCGCGTATTTCGGCCAGCATCGTGTTTGTCTCGCTGCGCGCGCGCTGGGTTGCGTCTAGGTCTTCACGCCGCTGGTTCCAGAGCCGCTTGATTTCCTTGGTGTTTTCCGCGCTGCCCGCTTCTAATCGGACAAGCCAAACGACCGTTGCAACAAAACTGACGGCTATGGGCCAGTACGCGAAAATACCTTCCATCGGCGGCTCCTCACTCTGCGGGGTACGGGAAGCGCGCCTTGATCTCCTCGATCTTGGCCAGCCACTCGTCTTTGGTTGCCTCATCGCGCAGCATCTGCATGGCGATAGGGTCTGCCTCGGTTGCATAGGCCCGTTGGCGGTTCACTTCTTGCTCGGCGCGCGTAGGCGGTGGTTCGGGCGCTTTGGCTGGCGCTACGAAATTCGCCCCATCAAAGACCCATCCAATCTGCGCGGTGTCGTGCGCCTGCCACCCACTGGGGGCATCTGTTCGGTTGTCGTCAACCGACACATTGACAACGGTGTTGTCTTGAACCTGAATAAATCTCATGCCAGTTCCTCTATGATAATCAGACCGCCAGCGCCTGCGCCGCCCGCGTCATTCGCCGACAGGGCAACAACGCTTGCACCGCCCCCGCCAGCGTTATACCCTATCGCCGCCCCGCCGTTGCCACCCCCTGAGCTACCGCTTACACCAAATCCTGCCCCAAAAGAGCCGTAGGAGCTTGTGCCGCCGTTACCTACCGAGTTCAGCGTGCCGCTCGTGTACCCGTCCGTGCCACCCGCACCGTCTACGTTTATGTCTCCGCCGCTTGCAGTCCCGCCAGCCCCTCGTGCCCCCCTAACCGCCCCCGACGAGGCCGTTCTGCCGCTTCCACCAGCGCCGCCCGCTGCGCTTAAGGATACCCCTGTTCCAGAGAATGTGGTCGTACCGCCAGCGGAGCCGCTGTTAGCCCCCGCTGTCCCGCCTGCGCCCGCCGCGCCAACTGTGTACGTGTAGGATGCAGCAACCGACGTAATCAGTTTAACCGCAACGCCCCCCGCGCCGCCGCCGCCCGCCGCGCCGCCAGTCCCCGCGCCTTGGCCATCCGTTCCGCCGCCGCCGCCGCCGCCGCCCATAGCTGTTACGCGGATAGCCTTTGTGCCGCTTGTCGGGGTGTACGTGGCCGCAGTGCCCGTTGTGAGGGTTACGACATTTCGCAGCGAATAAAGCTGCCCAATGCTGTTGCTGACCCCGCCCGTGCCTGTGATAGCGCCAGTGGTGGCAATGGTGCCAGTGGCTTTGATGTTGCCCACCACGTCCAGCGGTTCCGTCGGGGTTAAAGTGTTGATGCCGATGCGGTCGTTGGTTGTGTCGATTTTCATCGGCGAGCCGTTGCCTAGCAACGTGTCGAGGCTGTCCAAGTCGGTATTGAGCTTAGTGCCCCATGTGTCTTCGGACGCGCCAACCTCTGGCTTTACCAGCGCAAAGTACGTCGTCGTTGTATCGGCCATGTTCTACCCCTAAGCTGCCCGCGTCCATGTCTCGCTGGTCGCGTTTTCGGTTGTCCAAGTTTCGCTCTGCGCCGCCTGTGGCGACCATGTGGCGCTGTCGGCGGTGCCCGCCGTCCAGCTCTCGGCTGTGGCACTCTGCGCCGTCCAGCTTTCCGCTTGTGGTGTCGTGCCTTCCCACTTCAGGGTGGCCTTGACCGATACTATAGCAGATGCGGCGGTACTCGCGCTAGTGGAGAAAATACGCTCCACCCGCGCCTCTGCCGCGCTCTGCGCGCTGGCGCTGGCGCTGTCGCTATAAACGGCCTCACCGCGCGCCGTGGCGGCGCTGGTGGCTGTGGCTGCCGCGCTGGGCTGCTGCACGCGCTGTGCGGCCCCTGTGGCCGCGCTGGTGGCTGTGGCTGCCGCGCTGGGCTGCTGCACGCGCTGTGCGGCCCCCGTGGCCGCGCTGGTGGCCGCTGCTGATGCGGCGGCGCTGATTAAGGTCACCACGGCCCCGCTGGCCACGCTGGTGGCCGTGGCCGTGGCTGCTGCCTGTCTTACGCGCTGGGCGGCTGACGTGGCGGCGCTGGCGGCTGCTGACGTCGCTGCGACCAGCCTGACGCGTTGGGCGGCTGATGTGGCGGCGCTGGCCGTGGCAGATGTGGCAGCGGCATCGACAATCGTGCCGTCGAGGCCATACGCCTCGACGCCATATGCCGCTAAACCATACCCGCCACGATACGCCGCCATGGTTTAGTCCAGCGTGATGTCTAGGTCGTTTGCGGGAATGCGCAGCACGTCGCCCGTGGAAATTGTCTTGGACGCAGTCAGCGCGGCATAGACCAGCATATTGCCACTGGTGAGGGCGTCAAACACGGCGACGTGCGTGATCGTGCCCCAATCTGCCGTGGCCGTGGGCCATTCGATGGCAGAGCCGTTGGTGGCCAAGTTGCCGCTCACGCTCAATGTCACGGCCTGCCGCGCGTACGAGCCGCCCGACACTTCAGTGCCGCCGCCCGTGTCGCTGGGCGCTGCCGTGAACAGGCCGACGTACCACGCCGTGGGGCGCGTCGGCGATCCTGCGGTGAATGCCCACTGAAGGACGCGTGTCTCTAGGTCGTTGGTGAAGGTCATGGTGCGCCTCTCCGAGTTTTCATGACAAGGCCCGTGCCGCCGTATTTGGCGTCATCGGATGTGCTATTTAGGGCTGCGATGCCCGCCGTGTACAGCGATCCCCAGCCTGAAATGCGTGGATCGTCTTTCAGGTATGGTGCAGAATGGATCAGCGCCCCGTACAGGTACACGTCGGGCGCTTCTGTCAACAACCAGTTGGTGGTGTTGGTGTCGGACAGGGCCGCGATGCGCCCATAATAGACCAGCGACGCGTTGTAGGTGATGTCGGGCGTCGGGAACAGCTCGAAGCTGCCTGCCGTCAGGGCATAATGCGTTGGCCGTCCGACGCGGTCGTTGCGGTCGCCGCGCAGTTGCAGCATCTGTGCGGTGCTGATTGGGGCCACCTCGCCCGTGGGCGCGTCGGTGATTTGCAGCCGAATGGGTCGCAGATAATCCGCAGGGATTGCGCTGTACTGCGTGTCAAGCTGGGCCACGCTGCGCTTTTCCTGCCGCCAGTGGCGCACGTCGCGGTCGATGCCCGCCTCGGCCAGCCTGATGAAGCTGGGGATGGCCGATGCCAGGTCACTGCGCAGCAGGAAGTCCGCAATCTCGTCCTTCAGCCCGCTGTACGTGGTGAATGTCATTTCTTCGTCCCCTTGTTGCGGGCAGATATTGCCTTGGCCTTGGCCTTGGCGTCAGCCTTGCTGTTTGCGCCCCACGCCTTTAGCGATAGCAGAAGTCGCGTCGGTTCGCCATCTTCGTCACGCTCTGGTCCCGCCATATTGCCCATGCGCGCCAGAAACGACGCGCGGCGGGGGTTGTCGCCCGTCTTCACGGGCGGCTTCAAGTTCATGCCCTGCGCCTTGGCCGACGCGCGTCCCTTGTCGTTCAAGCCGCCTGCTGGGTTCTTGCCAGCCTTGCGCGTCCATGCAGGCGTCTTGGCCATCACTTACCCTTTGGCTTTTTGGCCGTCTTGGCCGATGCCTTAAATGCGGCAGCGGTGGGCGCGCCCTTCGAGCCGACTTTGCGCATCTTCTCGCCAGATCCAGCCTTAATGCGGGCCTTCTTGGCGGCGATGTTTGCATATAGGCCGCCGCTCACTTTTTAGCGCCCTTCATCATGCACTTGCCCATCGCCTTGCACTTTGCGGGGTTGGGGCAGCCCTTGCAGGGCGTGAATTTTGCGGTTGGCTTCTTCATTTGGTCTTCCCCTTCTTGGTCTTGCCCGCCTCGGACAGGGCGATGGCGATGGCCTGCTTGCGGCTCTTAGCCAGTGGTGCTTTCGCTGGCCCCTTCGGATCCGCGCCCGCGTGCAACGTCCCCGCCTTGTACTCGCCCATCACCTTGGCGATTTTGGCCGATGCCTTGGTTGGTTTCTTCATCGTATCCCCCCACTTGGGTGTTATGGTGTGCGCGCCACTTTTGTTCTAGGGCATCTTCAGCCTCTGCCGCTGCCCGCGTCATAACGCGTCTTGCTAGCCCGCCCCTGATCATCGCGCCCAGCTTTCTCGGTTTCGCAACAACCGCGTCAGTTCATCTTCTTCGGGCATACCATACACCTCATACGCCCATGGCGGCAACAGTCCCGTTTTCTGATCTGCAAAGACCGTATCGGCCCCAAGCGCAGTTCTATTTTGCGGCCCGTAAGGCCCGTAATTTAACCAACTGTTTTGCCCGCGCGTTTCCGATGTCATCGCGCCGCGCGCCTCTGGTGAGTACATGCGTGCATGCTCTTGGAAGGCCCGTTCCTCGCCCGCTGCGCGGAAGAATGGGTTGCCTGCCCCAAAGTGCCCGAATGCGTCATGCACCGCTCGAAATGCGTCGTTGGCTACTGCGTCTGGTTTATCCCCGACGCGCCCAACCCCCTTCAGCAGTGGGTTTGTGCTAGGGTCAAACGCGGCGCTTGATCCAAACCCAAAATCAGTGGGGAATACGTACAACTGCCCGTTTTCGATAAGATCTTTATACCCTAGAGATGGGGATCGAGCGTATGGATCGCTCATACCCTCGCGCAAAAACTTAAACTCAATCCCTGCGTCGCGCAGCTTTTTGTACTGATCCATGGTTTCTTGGATCATGGCATCGTAAGCACGCCGCACCATTGGGTTGTTGGGGTCATGCTGCATCATGTCATACGCTGATGCGATCAATTCCGCCCGTGCAGGATCGACGGGGGCATACTCACGCAGTGGCGAGCTATCCATGCCGCGCGCGTCCATGTACTCGCGCGCTGCATTCTCGATCTCGCTAATTGGCCGCGCCTCAAAACGCCCCGTTTCTGGAATATCGACGATTGATGGCCTACCACTAGGGCCGATATATCCACTCGGCGCGGCCAATCGGTCGCGCAGCATGTAGGTTTCTGCGGCGGCACGCGATGGCATAGTCGCCATAATTCTTCCAGTGGCAGATTTTGCCATTGGCGTTGCCGCGCGCCGCACTGACGCTGCGGCTGGGATCATGTCCAATAGTGAAAAACCTGCATTTAGCGCCGCAGATCCATAGTCTCCTGCGTTTAGGTCACGGCCCGCCTGCGCGGCGCTGATGCCACCCCCGACGACAGGTAGAAAATCCATCAGGCTGGCTACGTCTCCTGCCATCTTTCGGCTAGATCGCTCGCTGAGACCTGACATTGATTGCATCATGGGCGTAACACGCTCTGTGATGTCCTCGACAATAGTCGGCGTGCGCGGGGCGATTGTGCCGCGATTAGGGCGCTTCCGCCCATAATCCATGCCCGCCTCAGAATAAGGCTCGCCGCCGCGTAGCCCATATTCGGCCAACTGCCGACGTTCGGCGGGCGTGTTGACATCAAAGCCGCCCGTTGGCGTTGGCAGCGCATAGAGCATCCCCAGCAGCGCGGCTTCCTCGGCGCGCTTTTTGCGCAGGTTTTCGATAGTAGGGCCGATTGCCATTCTATTGGTTCCCCATTCCCGTAAGTTTCTGCCTGCGGTACTCTAAAAAGTCGTCGTACGCGTTCTGTGGTATATCGTACAGCATGCTCTTATCAAACCCTGTCAAAGGCATATGGCGCGGCAGTGTCGTATATAGGCGCGTCGGCGGCGGTGCAGTCATCTGCTTGCCAGTCGAAAAGACCTGATTGGCAACGCCCTCGGCGGCGCGCGCTTCACCCTCACCGCGCGCCGCATAATAGCGCAGCTCTTGCGGGTTTATGCCATACTGTCTGGCCAGCGTGTCCAGCTTTTGCGCGGCGGTTGGATCAAGACCGCGCTCGGCAACCATGTAATCCATAAAATCATCGGCCAGCATATCTGGGTTTGCGCCTTGTGGTTTGTTCTGGGCAAATTGGATCGCGTGTTGCAGCTCATGTTCAAATAGCTGCGGGATTTGATCCTTCGGCATGTTTTCATTGATCATCAATAGACCGCGCTCGTTTGCCGTCGGGGGCGTAAACGACGCGGCGTAATTGCCCGACGCTGGTGCACGCCCGACGTTGATCTGATCAAATTCAGGGCGCAGCAAATTACCTATTTCGGTGTCGTTTAGGTATGTCGCCAGATTTACCGCCTGTGCGCTCGATTTCCTAAGCCGCTCTTCACTGTCGCGTTTTGGTATGGGCCGACCCGCATATGTCGGGCCGCTGTTCAGCGTGAGATCGCCGCGCGGATCGACAAAAATGCTGTTTTCTTTGTAAAACCCAAGCGGATCCGATTTGGCGTACGTGCGCATTTCGTCGATTGCTTCTGGCGCAAACTTGCGGCCCAGCCTTGTCGCCAGCTCTAGGAAATCCATCAAGCCTGCGACTTGTACGCCCTCTGGTTGGCTGCGTCGTGGCTGCGGCTCGGTGGTGTAATCCATCAACATTATCTTGCGTCCCCGCGTACCATTGGCTGTGCGTCTGCCTCGCCCCCATCCCCCATAAGTCCGACTGTCGCCCCCGCCGCGCCCGCAAGCGGAATGCGGCCTTGGAAATACAGGCGGGCCACGGTTTCCTGTGGTAGACCCATGAGCTGCGCCGTGATGTTTATCCTATCGTTTAACAGACCGACGATGCTGCGACTTGCCGATCTCAGCCCCGTGTCTTTGCCCATCCCGAACCAGCCTAGCGCCTGACCCTCGGCAGGGGCCAGATCTAACAGCCCCGCTGCGCGCTCGTATATGTCGGCCATCGGGCCATATTCAACTTGCGACTTTACGCCCTTGATGGCTGCCGTTTTTAGGCTGTCGTCGATGTCGCTATCCATGTTTACGGCGTCAATGCCGCCTTCCTTATACCGCCCAAAAGCCTCGTCCGACTTAAACCACGCGCGCGGTATTTGGCGTGGGTATCGAGCCTCGAATGACAGCGGCGCGCCGCGTATTGCGTGCGTATCCATCGTCCCGCCCTGCAAATTTCCTGCGGTGTTTAGCGCAAACGAGCTGGGTTTCGGGTTCGTTGCAAAATTACCCATCGGGTCAGTATACAGACGGCGCGCCAGATCAGGGTGCGTACCTGTGATCATCGGATATCCTACATCGTTGGCCGCCTCTGGCCCCGCCAAACCCAGTACTGGGCGATCTAGGGGTAGACCCTCTGCCGTGCGATACTGCAGCATGGTCGCATTAAGCATGTTCGGCTCGGTCGGTGTCCGCGGTGACGTGCCCCCAAAATATGAGGAAAACTGCTTCATAAACGGCACTGACGGCACGCCCGCATTCTCTGCCGCCTCATAAATTGGGCCTGTGTGGTAGAAATACTGGTCGTCCGACCCCACTGCTGGGCGAATACGGTCTGCTAGTTCTTGGGCGATATCCGCCTGCGCCTCGATAAGAGGCCCCATCCGTCCGCCCGCTGGAAGTTTTGCGCCGCCGCGCAAGTCTGGCTGACTGGATCGGAATGGGATCTGCGGCACAATATCCAGAGTGCGCTGATACGCCTCTGGTGTTTCTGGCATTAACCGCTCCGAGGTTGGCTTCACCCGCTTTGCCGACGGCAACGCCATCTGTTCCGCCTTTTTGCGGATCACAGCTCGTCCGATATCCTCGCCTTCACGCAAGATAAGCTTCAAGATATCATCGATAATCATGTGTGCCCCCGCGCAACTCTGCCGTCACCATAGCAGATCACGTGTGGCCCATCAATCCTGCCGTGTCTGGGTGGCGGCGCGCGTCAGGGAGGACATCCGCGCGCCGCCTAGGCTCTAGCCGTGGCACAACGGCGAGCCTATCTCATCAGGCGATCCCCTTCAGGTTTCGCCGAATTGGTTTTGACCAGTTGAACGTGGGCGATCCGAGTGACGTGGCCGCGTCCCCCGCAAATGTCAGGAACACCGCATCGGCCTTGTCTGGTGACTTCAGCCCGCGCCGCCGCATATCGTCCTTGCCCTCGGCCTTCATCTTGCCCGTACTCGCAAAGCTGTATCTGATCGATGTCAGCTCGGCAATCAGTTCAGGGTCGTCGGGCAGCCGCGACCCGCGCTGTTCCAGCCAGCCGCGAAAGCGGAAGATCAGCTCGGTGCGCAGGTTGTTGTACGTGTTGCCGAAGGCGGGGGCCTCGCTGACGTTGATCGAGCGCACGGGCAGGCTTAGCTCGCGCAGGCGGTCGTACACGCCAGACCCCAGTCCGATCACGTCCACCAGTATCTCGCTGGGCCGCTCGCTGGGCAGCATCCCGTCGTACTGCGCCTTGACGCGGCCTACGGTCTGCATCAGATCCAGCCCCCTCCACGTCTCCACCTCGGTGACGACAGACCCGTACCGTTTGCACAAGGCCGTGCGGTCGCTACCAAATCGCGCCACGTCCAGCCCCCAGATCGGCCGCGTGTTGGGCGTCATCTTCACGTCGCGCGTCTTTGCCGCCTCGGCCAAATGCAGGGGGATGATCGTGTCGTCGTCGCCCTGCGCAAACTCGCCCAGCACGCGGATGCGGTACGCGTTGCTGTCCTCGCCGTATCGCAGCTTCATTTCCTCGACAAAGGCCTCGCTCACGCGCGGACTGTCGATGCACGACCAGTGCAGCGTGTACCAGTGATCCGACAGGCGGTTGTGCGTCTCGAAAAACGTGCCGCTCGTCCGCGTCGGGTTGCCCGCCAATATCGTGATCGCGCTGTGGCCCGACATCGACCCACTGGCCGCTTCAAACACCTGTTCGGGCACGCCGCTCGCCTCGTCCACGACCAGCAGGACGTGGTCGCTGTGGACGCCCGCCAGCGCCTCTGGCTGCTCGGCGCGGCTCGTGCGCGCCGAAATAAACGCCTCGCTCGGCGCGGCCACCAGCTCGACGCGGTCTGTCTTGACCTCAAACAAAACTTGCAGCGCCTCTGGCAGCTCGTTCAACCACCGCTTCATTTCGGCAAACAGCGCGTCATATAGCTGGGCCGTCGTCGGCGCGGTCACCACCACCTTGCAGGGGAAGCGGAACAAGACAAACCAGATCATGGCCCAGCTCAGCGTCGTGGATTTGCCCGTGCCGTGACCAGACCGCACGCTGATCTTGCGCTCGCCGCGCCCGACGGCCCGCAGCAAATCCTCTTGGTACGCTTCGGGCACGGCCCCCAAAATCTCGCGTACGAACAGGACAGGCCCGTTTTCGTCGGACGCGTACCGCTCGATCATGGCCACAAACGGGTTGTCGCTACTCATTCGGTGCTTTCCTCTGCGTCAATCGCCGTGCCCTCGATCACCACGCCCTTGCTGACCTTGCGCAGGGCGTCCAAGTGCAGGGCGTTGATATTCAACACCACCGTCGGGCCGTTCTTGTTCTGCTGGTATCGATCAGGGTGATTGACCGTCGCCAGCCACTTGCGCACATCGATGCGCTCCTTGGCGACGGCGATTTGCTCCTTGGTGATACCCTCGGCGTCTGCCAGCGCGTCGGCGATGCTCAGCGCCTCGTCGGCCAGCTTGTCGGCATTCTCGCGCCGCGCCTCGTCCAGCGCGGCCTTGTAATCGGGGTGCGCATTCAGGTGACGGCTCAAATAGGTGCGGCTGCACCCCAGCTCCTCGGCCAAGTCCAGCACCGTGCCCCCCTCGGCGATGTACTCTTGCAGGTATTCCGCGCCGCCGCGCGTCTCAATCTCTGCAAAGAGGCGCTTGCGTAACGCCTTGCCCGCCATACGATACACTCCCCAAGTGTCTGTCGGGGTGCAGTATAGCGTGACGTGGTCGCGTGGGCAAGTGGGATGGTGGTGACACCTTTTTCGTATCAGGTGTATCGTGCGGGGTTGCAAAAAATTTTTTCGGGGCGTATCTGTCAGATGCGCGTCGGGCTGCACATGCACGCCCCCGCCCTTAACCCCCCACGGGCGGGGGGCCTCTCGCAAATCACCAGCAGCGCAACACCATAATCCGATAGACAGTATTATGCAATGTGCAGCTTTGTGAATGTGATAGCGTTATCAATGACTTAGCTATTCGTGCTGCGTTACACGTTACCGACAGGGTATCACAGCCCAGTTGTCTATACTGTTTATGCACATAACCATACCGATTGTGCATTGACGCACAGCCAAAACCCTCGCACGCGCGCGTGAGCGGCGGCGTGTCTCACAGAGAGGTTTGCGTGGTGCGTGGCACGATCCTGTCGGCACGTGGCGCGTGGCACGTGCGTCGCGGCACGTGCATTGTGGCACGTGGCACGAAGTAGGCGGGTCACGGCGCGCGCTGGGCTTACGGGTCTGGCAGGGGCATCTGGCGGGCGCACGCGACAGTCGCCGCAACACATACGTAACATGCTAATTCCCTACGCTTCCTATATACAGATACAACACTATAATAGTACACCTATATATGTACCTTATATATCTTACATATAACTTGTAAGATGTAGATGTTACGGTTGTTTCGGTAGCCATTTAATAGCACGAAATCAACATGATAACCCCGTATCACGCACCGTAACACGCACAGTGTATAAGCGGCGACTGCGTGATACGGTCATTACGGCAACGCATAGACATGATGCGCTTGCCTCGCCCCCGCCGTAACGCCTATTTCATCGCGTGCGGGGCGAATGTTACGCTGGGGAGAGCGTATGTTACGGCGTGTGATACGGCAAACGAAATGGCCGCGCAGCGATCTGCGCGGCCATCCCAGATAGAAGATCACCCCCTTTGCGGTAGGCTCAAGTTCCAGCTAACGCCGATAGGCTGACACGCCCGCCGCCGTCGGTCAAGGCACGCCGTGGATGCCGTGGTCGCGCATACCACGGTCGATGCGCGTGGCGATGTCATTGGCGTTGTTGGACCGCGCCAAGCTCGCCGCCCGCTCATCCCACGACATCAGCGCCCACTCATCCAACTTAGCGCCTGCAACTCTGTAATACACCGTCTCGAACGTGCGCTTTGCGTCTGTGCCGCCCGTGATCTGCCGCGTCTGCATCCGCGCCCAGCCCATGCCGTTAGGCCGCTTCAGCACATCCTGCGCGCGGCCCCACCAGTTCTTGGTGCTGTCAATCTCACCCGCTGCCGTCAAGGCATTGGTTAAGCGGCGCTTCAGGGCCGTGTTGGTGATGAAGTCTGCGGGGATGTCGTCCAGCACCTCGGATAGGATGTGATCCAGATCACTTTCGTTACTGGCCCGCATCAGCGCACGGCCCTCGCCCAGGTCTGGCGCGATACGAAGGGCCGACGTGTCAACGGCCACGCCGTGCAGGTACTGGCACAGGCCCGCGCCGAACCATGGCACGTACCGCCCGCTGACGCGCAGTGGATTGATCAGCCGCACCAGTTCGGGCACGTCATCAAACTTTAGATTGGGCTGCACCAATACCGCGATCCGACGGTCAGTCTCGTCCAATGGTAGGGCATTCATGTGGTTGGTGGCCATCAGGATCGACGCGAAAATCTCGGCAGAGTAATTGCTGAGGTTCTTGCGCCGTATCTCCATCACCCGCTGGCGTGGATCGACCAGTTGCTTCAGCCGCTCGTACACCTCTCGCCGCTTCCACGCCATTGCCCCGCCCGCGTCGTCGCCCGCCATAACTTCCTCGCACAGCACCAGCAGCGCGTTGGCGATCCAGTCGTTGTACTGGCCTTGACCCTGCCCACCCATCAGTTCGGTGCTGCTGATATTGCGCACATGCTTCTGGCCCAGCGCGGCGGTCATCATGTCAAACAGCGTGCCACGACCCGTGCCCTGTATCTCGGCCACCATGATCACGCCGCAGTTGGGCGTGGCAGGATACTGCACCTTGGACGCCAGCCACATGCGGAACCAATCCCGCGCGCCCTCGTGCGGCACAAGATGCGTTAGCAGCGCCTCGAAGGCCGCGCCTGCCGCAGCGATCTGGGCCGCATTGACCTCGACGTGCGCCGTCGGCCGATAGGTGTTGATGTATTGCGCGCCGTCCTCGACATAGAGGCGCTGGCCTGCGAGGTCTGGGCGGAAGCGGTGGCCGCTGACATCTATGCGGCGCGGGTCGCTGGCCCACAGGGCCACGGGGTGAATGATCTGCGAGCCGCCGCGCGGGCCGCGCACCTCGACCGCGCTAGGCTGCATCAGCACGCGAAAATTGGCCATCGTCATGGACTGCGAGGCGTCCGCATCGATGGGCATGACGCACCGCTGCTCGCTGGCGCAGAATGCCACTTCGGCGATCAGGTGATCCACGACGCGCTCCATGTCGTCGCGCATGTCAATGCCCACCTGCGCCGTCTCGGCGACGGGCGCAGGCGCGGGCTTGTCGAACAAAGTGCTGTTGCCCGCCAGTGCTTCAAGGCGATCCAGCGCGCCCGTGTTCAGCGGCTTTGGCATCAGGGCCACGGGGCGGTGTGTCTCGTATGACGCCGTCTCCAAGATCGCCACACGCCCGTCGTGCGGGTTAAGGTATGCGATGCAGCGCGTCGTGTTGGCCGCGCTGGGCCCTTCCAGCCACGATGCGGACAGGCGCACGCTGTTATAGGCGGCGACCGTTATGTCCAGCTCTGCCAGCGTGAGCGGCCCGTGGTCGCGCGTGTCAAACACCTGATCGTCCAGATCATAAATCACGCTGGGCGAGCTGAAGCCTTCCTTGGACTTGGCATCATTGATCCAGCCCAGTTCGGCCAGCACGCGCGAGGCGGTGTCGGCCACGATGGCGAGCTGCGCGCGCGTCAGCTCTGGCAGCTCGCAAAACAACACGTCGGCCAGCCCCCGATTGTCCACCCAACGGTAGGCCACCTCGACTTCGTCATCGCGGCCAATGGTGTGCGCGCCATAGACGCCAAACTGCCGCCCTGTATCTCCCGCGAAAATCTCCACGCGGTGGACGGCATCATCGGGCGCGCTGTCGGGCTGCCGAAAGCCCGCCGATGTCAGACGGTAGAAGCTGCTCTCGCCCTCGGCCAGACGGCAGAACCAGCACTCCTTGGCCCCCTTGCCCAGCCGCACGGGCGCGCGTTCCAGCAGCTCCCAAATGTCGGCAGGCAGGGCGTCGATGATGGCGTTGATCGCAACGGCGTCGTTCACATCCAGATCGATGGCCACCAGCCCGTTCTCAATGCGCACGCCCGTCGCCCGCCACCTAAGCTGACCAGACCACGCATTGATCTGCGCCTCGTCCACGGTCAAGTTCGGCCAATCCTTCAGGACGCACATCTTATCCTTGTTGGCCAGAGGCGTGTACCCATTGTACAGCATCTGGTGACGCAGTGCGGTCTGCGTCTGTGTTTCTGCCTTACGATCCATGATCACATCCCTCAATCAATCAATTGTCTTGGTGTAATAGAAGCTCTCACTGGCTTCGCACGATATGGGCAGCCCCGTGGCCCAATCGGGAAGCTCCAACATAGCACGCTCCAATGCCGCGCGGCCATCCGCTACATCTGGCATCGGGCACAGGCCGATGATCTCGTCGTGCGTGTGGCCCACCACCAGTTGTGGGTGCGAGAGCGACAGGCGCAAGAGGGCGTTCTTCAGCAGCGCGCCCGCGACGGCCTGCACGGCATTCTCCACCAGCGTGCCGTACCACAGGGCCGCGCGACCATAGCCGCGCCGATAGGTAAGCTGCTCGCGCACCTCGACCTTGCCCGTCAGCTTGTCCTTGCGCTCGCGCATTTCCCAGCGCAGCATCGGGTACAGCAGCGGCTCGCCGTTGGGCAGCAGGCACGCCAGCGTGCCGTGCATATAGTCGGGCAGGTACACATAGTGCAGGTGGTTACCGACGGGGCGCAGTTGGTTGTGGTGGTGCATACACCAGATCACCGCTTCCCAAGTGTCATCCCAGTATCGGCGCGCCCACGGGTTTGTCGCCCGCCACTTTTCCACCACGTCAGCCGCTTCGTCGTCGCTGAATGACGCGCCATAATTGCGCGCCATCGCAAACAGCGCGCCCTTGCCACCGCCAAAGCCCAGCGACAGCACGGGAACCTTGCCGTGGCTCTGGCGCTCGGCCTTGGTCACGTCCTTTGGCTCCTTATTCAGGATCGACCCCGCCTGTCGCTTGTAAATGTCGGGCAGCGACGGGTCTGCATCATTCTGCCTGAATATATCTAGCACTGGATCAGCGCCGAAGGCGTCGCCCAGCCACGGCAGCACGCGCGCCTCAATGGCACTGTAATCGGCCCAGATCATCTTGTACCCATCGGGCGCGACAAAGACAGGACGGATTAGGCGCGATAGGGTGCGGCCCACGGGGCCGTATTCTTTCAACGTGTCATAAGACGCGCCATCCATGATCTGGTCAATGACGGCCAGCTCTTTAGCCTGATCGCCCACCGTGGCGCGTGCAAGGTTATGGATTTGCAAACCGCGCGACGAAAACCGCCCCGTCGCCGCTGCGCCATAGTACACATATTGGCCGCGCAGGCGGTCACCGCGCGACACCATCGGCAACAGCTTGACAAACTTCTTGGGCGTGGCCGACGCGCCATAGGCGCGGACGTGCAGCACCTGCAACACGGTCGTCTCGTCGTTTGTCAAAGCGCGCTCGTCGGCGACCCGCTCCAAATAGGCGATCAAGTCCTCGACGCGGCTGCGCTCTAACGAATATGTTTCAAGCCTTGTAACACCGTCGCCTTCCTCGTCCTGCTCCTCGACCACCTCGCGCAGCAGGATCGCCACCGCCTCGGCCATATGACCAAGGCGCGCGACCACCCAATCGCACAAGGGACGTGCTGGTTGACCGTCCTGATCGCGCCGCCCGTCAGGCGGTGGATGTCATAGTCGGCACGCTCGGCATTCTCAATCGCCAGCGCGCCCGCCGCGCGGGCAAATTCCACGTCCACGGGCATTCCCGTGTCGTTGATCTGCTCGCTGGCCCAATACTGTTGCCACGCCAGATCAGACAGCGGCAGGGTGGCCTGCCAGACGGTGCGCAGGGGCGGGATGTCATCCAGCGCATACAGCGTAAATGCGTTCCACTCGGCAGGATGCTCGGCAGGGTCAGCAAAAGGCGGCACGCAGAATTTCTGGATCAGGCGCTTGCCGTCGGGCCGCTTCTGAATTTCGGCGCGCACGACCCTGCCCGCGCTGGCCAGATCAGGCGGCAAATGCGAGCGCACGGCCTGCACCATCGCATCCTTGAAATGTTCGGGCTTGGCATTGCTGTACCCCAGAATGCCGCGCGACAGGGCGAGGCGGTCAAAGCCCGCATTCCACGCCACAAAGTGCGCCTCGCCCATTTCGACACGCTCCAGAAACTCCAACAGGTCAGTGGGCGCGTCGTTCCAATCGAGCCACTCACCCAGATGCGCGCGATCCTGCTTCCAAATTTTCACGGGCCCGTCGCCGATGGCATAGGTCACGATCATCACCCGAAAGGCAGGGTCTGCACTGTACGGGTACACGCCCGTCGCCTTCAGATCAGCGCCCGACAGCGTCTCGGTGTCGATAAAGCAGAGGTTGTCGATATTTTCCATCAACGCACCGCCTGATCAATTTTGCTTTCGGCCTCGATGACACGATGTTCCACCTCGTCCGCAAAAGCGATTGATACAGCCATGCACGCATCGCAATCGCACAAATCAGCAAAGTGCGCGACGGTTGATGCTAAACCCATCGCCGCGCCGACCATAACGGCAGGCGGCAGTTTGTGCTTTGTTGCCCACGCCGCGAGTTGATCGTTTAGGCTGTCCATGACGGCATAAAAATCAACCCACGCCTCGCCCGTGACCACCGCCAGCACCTTTTTTTCTTCGCTATGTTCGCTCATCGTGTTTCCTATCTCCTAAAAGCGCGTCCACCTCGGCCCGCGTCTTGATAAAGTGATGCTCGCAGCCCAGCGCCACTAGGCGCGCGCGCCACCAGTGCTGCAACTTTGATATGACCCCGCCCGCTGGTCGCTTTAACTCGACGAACACCACGCGCGGCCCTGACAGCACTATAAGACGATCAGGTACTCCACGCAACCCCACTGGGGATAGTTTTATACACACCCCACCCAGCACCTCTACACGCTGCCGTAAATATTCCTCTATTGACGCTTCGCGCTGTGCCATGTATGTACTCCCTACATCACTATGGAGTACACCATGATCGACCTAAACGCAATGAGGCTGCCAGAGGCAGACCAACAGCGGGATGCTGTGAAGACGTTCCTGACACCAGAGGCGCGCGCACGGGTGAAGGCCGCCGCGTCGTTCACGGGCCGCCCTGAGTACGTCATCATCGAGGCTGCCATCATGCAAGCCCTGCCAGCAGCGGATGCAACGACAGCATGACCCAGCACATCACCCCCGAAGAACACAGCGACGTGGTGGGCGGATCGACTGCCGCGCGCCGCATTGGCTGCCCCGCCAGCTATAGGCTGGAGAAGCTTGTGCCACGCAACGATGTCGGCAGTGTATATGCCCGCGAGGGTACGGCCCTGCACGAGCTGATGGCGATGGCCCTGCGCGATGGCGTCGAGCCGACAGACATTCTGCCCTATACGTTCACGCACCCTGAAGGCTGGTCTTTCGTCGTTGACCAAGCCCTTTGGGATGACAAGGGCGAGCCTGCCTTGACTGCCTATGACACGTTTGTGGCGCGGATCGAAAAAGAAATCGGCGAGCCGATGCGCATTTTGGTGGAGCGGCGCGTACAGTTTCCCGACGTCGCGGGCGCATTCGGCACGTCGGATATTATCGGGCGCTGCGGCGGCGAGCTGTTCGTGATGGATTGGAAATTTGGCCACGGGCAGGTGTCAGCACAGGACAACAAGCAATTGCTGTTCTATGCGGCAGGCGCGCTGAATACGGAACGCGCGTGGGTGGGCGATGTAAGCTATGACACCCCCGTCACGCTGGCGATCATCCAGCCCGCTAACGCGATGCTGGGCATGAACATCGTACAGGCGTGGACGACCGACGTGTCCCGCTTAGAAGACTATGCGGCAGAGTTGACAGCCGCAGTCGATGAAGCGCAGCAGGAAAACGCGCGCTGCACCAAGGGCGATTGGTGCAAGTTTGCGCGCTGCAAGACAGTCTGCCCATTGCACCTGAATGCGTTTGGGTCGCTCGGCGAAAAGCTGGCGAAGCTGAACGAGGCCAAGGCGGCATCCAATGGATCGCCCGAAGACCGTCTTGATTGGGCGCAGCGGTATGCAGAGCTGCTGGAAATGGCAGAGCTGGTCGAGCCGCTGGTGGCCGAAGTGTTCGCGCAGGCGCACGCCTATGCCGAACAGGGCAACAAGATCGAGGGATGGGGCTTGCAGGCGAAGCCCGAAGGCAACCGCAAATGGGCCGTCGAGCAGCGCCTACTGAAGCTGTTTTTCAAGCGTCACCGCATCAAATTGGATGAGTGGGCAGAGCGCAAGGTGAAGTCGCCCGCGCAGATCGAAAAGCTGCTGAAGGCGCGCGACATTGCCCTGCCCAAGCATTATGTGGAGCGCGCGCCGTCTAGCGGCACGTCTCTGAAGCGAACGGAAAAGATCACCCGCCCGACGCGCAGCGTGCCCGAACGGCTGGCCGATCTATCCCAGAAATTGCTTGGCGCGGTAACGCGCTAGGCCGTGGCGTCACCTGCCCAGTGGTGAGGAACGGCGCGCTGCGCCAATATGAAAGAGAGACACGAAGATGAATACGCAAGTACAAAAACCGAATGCTGGCGCAATGGCCGTCTACCAGACACTGCGGGCGGGCGTCGCGCAGACGCGCGCGTCGATGCCTGTCATGACGGGTGGCACGCCATACCTGCGCCTGCTGCGTGATGGCAAGTGGGCTATGGGCGCTGAAGACAGCGAGATTGTGGACGGCACTGAGGCCATCATCAACCCGCTTTCGATCCAGCATGGTTATAGCTGCTGGACAGATCGCGGGCCGAAGGAAGGCAAAAACGAAAAGCTGGGCGAAGAAATGTGGAAGATCACCCAGCCCAAGCCGATGGCGAACACGTTAGAGGAGCTGTCCGACCCTCGCACGCAGAAGCCGTGCAAGTGGAAGGATCAGATGTCGTTCGAGTTGAAATTGCTGGACGGCAAGTACAAGGGCGAGCAGGCGCAATACTCGGCCACCTCAGTGGGCGGCCTGCGCTTGGCGGATACGATCTTGAAAGAGCTGGAAAACCAGCTCGACACGGGGTCGATGTACATCTTCCCAATCGTCCGCATCAGCAGCGATAGCTATCCGCATTCGAGCTATGGCAAGACCTACACGCCCGTGATGGAAATCGTGGGCTGGGCCGACATGAACGGCAACGAGGAAGGGGCCGACGCGGGCGACGCGCCAGCACCAGAGCCTGAAGTGGAAGCGCCAGCACCCGCCGTCGAGGAACCTGCCGCGCAGGCCGCGCCTGCGGGCCGTCGCCGTCGCGTCTAAGGCACGAGGGGCGGGCGGTACACACCGCCCGCCCACACCGCACGGGGGGACGTTATGCGGCAGAGAAAAAACTTGCGGTCGGTGCAAAAGCGCCTGATCGAAGAAATGAAATCCAGCGAGGGCGTGTTGATTGTGTTGGGCATGGGCGGCGGCAAGACCGTCAGCGCCCTCACCGCGATCCACGACCTGCAAGAGGCGGGCACAATCCGCGCGGCCATCGTCATTGCCCCCAAGCGTGTGGCTTTGACCGTGTGGCCCGCAGAGGTGGGCAAGTGGGAACACTTGCAGCATATGCGCGTGGGCGTGATGTCGGGCAGCCCTGCCAAGCGCGCTGCGGTGCTGTGGGGAGATTACGACGTGTACGTCTGCGGCATCGACAACCTGCCGTGGCTGATTGACCAGCTTAAGACGGGCCCGACGCACGCGGGCCTAGACCAGCTCGTCATTGACGAAATGTCGCGCTTCAAGTCGCCGCGCGGGTCGCGCGCCAAGGCGCTGAATAAGTTTTCCGCCGCGTTTGGGGCCATATGGGGCCTGACAGGCACGCCGCGCCCCAATGGCTGGCAGGACGTCTGGATGCCTTTGCAAATCATATCCAAGGCGCGCGCGTGGGGCCAGACGTTCGACCCGTGGCGGATGCGGCACTTCACGCCGCTGGACTATCACCAGCGGACGTGGGCCGTGCGGCAGGACGCCCTGCCATATTTGCGCAGCGTGGTGAACGAGTGGACGGTGACCATCCCGCCAGAGGAGACGGTGGACGTGCCCTTTGTCAGCGGGCCAGACCACGACATCGTCGTGCCCCTGTCGCCTGCGGCGCGGGCGGATGCCGAAAGCATGGAACGCGAGCTGATGGTGGAGCTTGGCCGCGAGGGCACGCTGGCTGATCTTGGGGCCGACGACGACGCTGTGGTGGCCCTCTCGCAGGCCGTGGCCAGCGGCAAGCTTTCGCAGATTATGCAGGGCTATATCTACCGCGACGGGCAGGCAGTGCAGCACTATGACGCGGGCAAGGCCGACGCGCTGGTGGACTTTGTCGACGCACTGGACGGCGAGCCGCTGATCGTCTGCTATTGGTATCAGGAAGACCTAGCGATGCTGCGCGAGCTGTACCCGTCTATCCCCCATCTGGGCGCGGGCGTGAGCGACAAGGCATTTGCGCAGACCTGTGCCGATTGGAACGCGGGCGAAATACCGCTGCTGGCCCTGCACCCCGCCAGCGCGGGCCACGGGCTGGAACTGCAATTTGGCGGCGCGCGGATGCTGTTCTACAGCACGCCGTGGTCGCCAGAGCTGTACATCCAGACCATCAGGCGGATTGCGCGGTCTGGCCAAACAAAGCCCGTCTTCATCCACCACCTGCTGGCTGACCACGCATACGAGCGCCTGCGCATGGCGCGCGTGGCCGACAAGCGCACCGACGAGGCCGACTTCATTAACGACATAGGGAGAATATGATGATCGTGAACGGAAAAAGTTTAGTAGCCAAAGCGCCGTTGGCCCCGATGCGGGTCACCAAGGGGCGCGAGCATGGCGTGTCTTTTGGTCTGTCAGAAGCGGGGTATGACATCCGCATCGTACAGGCCGTGACGCTGCACCCATTCAAGCGTTTTACGCTGGCCTCGACGTACGATTATTTCGATATGCCCAGCAATTTGGTGGGCGTCGTACACGACAAATCGACGTGGGCGCGGCGCGGCCTGTCAGTATTCAATACTGTGATTGAACCTGCGTGGCGCGGCTGGCTGACGTTGGAGCTGGTCTATCACGGGTGGGGCGTGCTGCGCATCCCCGCAGGCGCAGGCATCGCGCAAGTGCTGTTTCACCAGATCACTGATCACGCCGTGTACAGCGGCAAATATCAGGATCAACCAAACCGCCCCGTCGGGGCCATCAACTCGGAGAACGACAAATGATCACCGAGGGGCGCAAGGACGACGCGCAAAAGGCGCGCTACGATCTGCTGCCGCCAGAGCTGATGGACGGCACGGCCCGCGTGCTGTCCTTCGGCGCGGTTAAGTACGGCGACAGAAACTGGGAGAAGGGGATGCACTGGGGCCGCGTGTTCGCGGCCCTGATGCGCCACATGTGGGCGTGGTGGCGTGGTGAGGCTGCCGACGCAGAGACGGGGATGTCGCACCTCTGGCACGCGGCCTGCTGCATCGCATTTCTGATGGCCTACGAGGCGCGCGGCGCGGGCGTGGACGACAGGCCGAATAAAAAGTCATCATAATGTGTTGACACCTCATAGGGTACACTGTAAAAGTACCTTACGGGGGCACGTCGCTCCCATCAACTCAAACTGGGAGATTGACATGACTGACTTTACCGTTGCCCTAGACGCCAACATCCTGCGCGCTGCGCTGATCTGCACAAGCACCGAAGAAACGCGGTATTATTTGCAGGGTGTCAGCATCGAGCCAAACCCGCGCGATCTGCGCGTCGTCAGCACCGACGGCCATCGGCTGTTTTGCGCGCTCGTTACTGGCGCGGCGACAGTACCAGAAAAGTTTCTGATCCCCAGAGACGCGCTGGCGCGGGCGCTGAAGGGGTATAAGCATACCCACCTATACATATCCCGCGAAGGCAATCTATGGCACGCTGGCGACGTTATTTTCACGCCCATTGATGGTGTTTTCCCTGAAAGCTGGCCGCGCACTATCCCGAAAGACGCACCAGAAAAGCTGACCGCCGCGCACTTTAATCCTGCGTACTTGGTCGACATGAAAAAGATCGCGGAAGCGTTGGGCGGAAAAGGATCGGTTGCAACCGTTCACCAAGACGGCGAGAACCCAGCGCTGGTGACATTCGGCGTGCGCGAGGACTGCCTCGCAGTGCTCATGCCAATGGGTAACAGCGCGTTCAATCTGCCGAACCCGCAGGCGCGGCGCTCGCTCGTCCATTCCTTAACCACCATCCCAACCACCGCATAAGGAAATCCACCATGCTGAATAGTAGCCATATCAAAAACATCACCGACAGCGTTCTGGGGGTCGTTGCCCTGTTCGCCATTCCCTGCCTCGTGCTGCTGATCAGCCACGGATTGGGGGCGTAACATGAAACACCTTGAATATCGACTGCACGAGCTGGGCGACGGCAGCGCCGCCAATGCGCTGTGGGATGACCTGTCGGCGGCGCATCCAGACCTGCGCATCCTGTTCGACGCGCTGCGGCAGCGCCTCTCGACCGAGGATGTCGCGTCGCTGCACAGCACGATCGACAACCTGCGCGATGAGCTAGATGCGCGCGATGATGTGATCGCGCGCATGGACGAGGATCTGGAGTACCAGCGCGACCGCACACGGCGGCTTGAGATAGAGCTGCACGATATCAAACGCACCAAATAGGGAGACGACGATGAAAAAAGAGATCCAGAGCGCGACGGAAGAAATCACGCTGCTGGCCACGCTGAAGCGCATCAAGCGCAAGATCGACATCATGGCGATGGACGCGCCGCGCAACACGCTGGCGCACCAGAACGCCGCAGAGCTGCAACTATTGGCAGGCATCGCCCTGCGCTGCATCGGAGAGGGAGAGCAATGACACAAGACAGCACCGAGGAACGCCGCCGCAAGCATATGGCGGTGATGGACGATGGGAAGGAAAATTGGCAGTCCGAAGCGATGCACCAAAACGCATTGCTGCATGATGCCCTGACGCGCGCCGAAGTCGCAGAGGCCAAGCTGGCCAAGGCCGTGGACGCGCTAAAGGAAATTCTTTTCCTTTCAAATGAAGATGACGTTGGCGGCTGGTTTGATGCGCTGGCCCGTGCGCAAGACCTTATGGCAGAATTGGAGAACGTAAAATGATCCCAACATGGACAATCATGGCCCTGTCTCTGGGCGGGCCGCTTGAGGCGCATCCGCCCAGCATCGCGCTGATGTTCCCGTCCTATGCCGAGTGCAGCACCCAGATCAACGCGCTGCAAGACGTGTTCGAGGCGCAGGGGCTGGACGTGCAGGGCGTACACTGCACAGAGACAGGCGCACCCAGCGTGTCGCCATTCCCGAAGGCGAGGCCGCAATGATAAAGGCGAAATACCAGCTTGTGGCCAAGATGCTGTGTGATGGGTACAGCCGCAGGGTCATCGCGCAGCGCCTCGGTATGAACGTTAATGGCGTCAACAGTTGCATCGCATACGCCCGCTCGATTGGCGTGGCGGCGCGGTTTGACAGGGAGCGCATCTTGCTGGCCAGCGCGCCGCCGCACATCGAAAAGTGGCTGCGCGCGCAGGCTCCCGACGGGGCCACGGCGGGGGACGTGATCCTCGCCATCCTGAATGACGTTTACAATGAGGATATGGAAAACAACTGCCCCACGGGGCAAAAAGAGGAGGCCTAAAATGGATTTATATGTCAATCACACAAACCCTGACGGTTCAAGGGGCGGACAGGTTCACAGGCGCGCAACCATCTATGAGGGCGCAACCATCTATGCGGGCGCAATCATCCATGAGGGCGCAACCATCTATGCGGGCGCAATCATCCATGAGGGCGCAACCATCTATGCGGGCGCAACCATCTATGCGGGCGCAACCATCTATGAGGGCGCAACCATCGGTGTGCGCGCAACCATCTATGAGGGCGCAACCATCGATGTGCGCGCAACCATCTATGAGGGCGCAATCATCTATGAGGGCGCAATCATCGGTGCGCGCGCAACCATCTATGCGGGCGCATTCTGGCGAAATTTTGGTCCGATAGGGTCGCGCAATGCCAAGCTATTTGTCTGCGAGCAAGAATCGGAGCTTCTTTGGTGGACAGGTTGTATGTGCGCCAAGCGAACCGATGAATTTTTGGCTAGGATTAAAGAAACACACGGCAACAACCATTACGCGCAATCATATCGCGCTGCTATTGAGTTTATCACGGGCGAATACAACCGCCATAAAGCGCAGAAAGAGGAGGCCCAAAGTGGGCAATGAAGCGGAATGCGAGTGAACAAACAGAAGCTGCCAGAGGGCAAAGTCGCCAGCGACACGCCCAGCAGATATACCATCAGGAACGCCATTGGCGCGCCGCGCAGGACGGTCAACGTGCCAGTGATGTCGACGCACACCTTGGAGATGAAAACAGCGCCCGTCACGGTGACGTGCGCGCCATGGGAGATGGAAAATGAATAAGTTTTATAAGGCCATGGGTTTTGCGCTGCAGGTAGTGGGTGACATCTTTAGTTTTGGCGCTGTAACGAGGGCAATGAATAGCGAGGTAGCCGCTTGGAAAACAGCGCTACGTTTTGCGGAAGCTCTCGAACAAATCTCAAACTGCGAAACAGCGAGCGCAAACGCCACAGTCAAACGCATGGCGAAGATTGCAAATGACGCTTTGTTGGGCGGTTTGAAATGACTGATGACCACAAACCTCATAGTCCAGTGGCGCAGAAACTTCGCGGCATGGGCTTCGTGACCCTGCCGCGCTGGTGGGTAACGCCCGCAGAGCTGGAAATCATCCATCGGATTGCCAAGCACCACCTGCCGTTGGTGATGGCCACCAAGGAACAAATACGGACGGAGCAGGAGCTGGATGAATACGGGCGTAACAGCCACGGCTGGCATGATTATCGCCCCGAATAGAGAGACGCCCGCCTCGTGCGGGCGTTTTGCTATCCGCCGCGCTGGGCGGCGAGGGCCGCGATGTGCGCGTCGATCTTGGTGATCGCCGATGCCTTGATCACGGCCTTTGTCAGCTCGTTGGGCTGCAACTTGATGTTGTTTTCGGGCTTGTAGTACCGATGGTTTGGTGTGTTTGCCTCGTCGGCCATGTCAGAACCCCTTTACGCGCAGGCGGGCAAAATCGCCGTCCAGCAGTTTCTTTTTGACGTAGGCCGCAAATTCCTGCGTGCCGACAGCCGCGCCGCACTCGGCAGACCATTGTTCGGCCACCACGAATGGGATGCGGCCCGCGAGGCGAAACTTGGCGTCGCCGTGGGCGCTGGGCGCGAT